CTTATCCGTAAAACACCAGTGACCCCTAGCCTATCAGCGGCTCCGGGCATGTGGACGTTGGCGGAGGCTGCGTATTGGAAAAAGCAGGGCAAGTGGCCCGTATCGCCTGTATTAGTTGACCTGCTAATCGTAGCCGGTGGCGGCGGCGGTGGTGGTGGTGGCGGTGGTGGTGGTGGCGCAGGTGGCCATTTACCTATATCAGGTAAGCCACTTGTAATAGGCACAGTGTACACTGTCACAGTTGGTGCTGGCGGTGCAGGCGCTGGTAGCATTAACCCCCGTGGGACATCGGGTAACAACAGCTTACTTAATAATTTGCTTGAGGTTACTGCCACGGGCGGCGGCGGTGGTGGAGGCCATACTGGCGGCCAAGAAAGCGGTGTAAACGGCGGGTCTGGTGGCGGAGGAACTGGTTATCCCGGCACTGGCTCTGGTGGCACAGGTATTTCTGGGCAGGGGTTTGCTGGCGGAAGCACCAGTAGCGCTTCTTTCATAGGTGCCGGAGGCGGAGGTGCTTCTGCTGTCGGGGCCAATGTCGTTTTTGGCAGCGGTGTAGGCGGTGCGGGGGCTGCGTCATCTATAACTGGCACATCAGTAACTCGCGCTGGGGGCGGCGGTGGCGGTGAAACTAACAATAACATAATTGCTGCTGGCGGAACTGGTGGCGGCGGTGCGGGCGGTGGTACTTCTACTTTTCCCGTTGCTGGCACGGCCAACACGGGCGGTGGCGGCGGTGGTGGTGGCAGCGTGGGAGGATATGCCGCTGCCGCAGGCGGCTCTGGTGTGGTCATTATTTCCGTACCAACAGCCAGTTACAGTGGCATAACAACGGGAAGCCCGACGGTAACCACCAGCGGCTCGAACACCATTCTACAGTTTAATTCGTCCGGCAGCTACACGGCATAAACAACAAGATTGATAATGCTATGGGTCGCCTCTATAAACGGGGCGACCACTATTTTATGGATTATATATTGCGATGAAAATATGCGTTTATGCCATCTCCAAAAATGAAGAGATGTTTGTTGAGCGGTTCTGCAAATCGGCCAGCGATGCAGACCTAATCCTGATCGCTGACACCGGATCGACCGACAATACCGTTAAGCTTGCGAAAAAACATGGCGCAAAAGTGTTGCCCATCTGCATCACCCCTTGGCGTTTTGACGATGCCCGCAATGCTGCATTGGCCCTGATCCCAAAAGACATCGACATCTGCGTCAGCCTTGATCTGGACGAAGAACTCCAGCCCGGTTGGCGTGAGGAAATTGAGCGCGTGTGGGCAGAAGACACCACCCGCCTGCGATATAAATTCGACTGGGGTGCTGGAATTGCATTCTTTTACGAAAAGATACACGCACGTCACGGCTATCGCTGGGTTCACCCATGCCATGAATATCCTGTGCCCTACCTGATCGACGAAAAGTACGCCCAGACCGATATGCTGCTGGTGGTGCACAAGCCAGACAATACAAAGAGCCGTGGCCAGTATCTGCCGCTGTTGGAAATGTCGGTCAAAGAAGACCCGCACGATCCACGCAACGCATTTTATTATGCCCGTGAATTGTCGTTCCATGGGCAGTGGCAAAAGGCCATTGATGAATGCAATCGGTATCTGGCGTTGCCCGGTGCCAATTGGGCGAATGAGCGCTGCTATGCGTACAGGGTGATGTCGCGCTGCTATTCTGAATTGGGTGACTGGGATAATGCTATGCGGGCTGCGCGCATGGGCATGGTGGAAGCGCCAAACACCCGCGAACCTTGGGTCGAGATTGCCAAGCTGGCCTATGAGCGACACATGTGGGCCGAATGCTATGGCGCTGCACTGTCTGCGCTGGCCATTAAGGACCGCGAACTGGTTTATACGGTCGATCCTGAGGTGTGGGGAGCGAAGCCGCATGACTATGCAAGCATCGCAGCTTGGTATCTTGGCATGAAAGATGTGGCAATTGAGCAGTGTGAACTGGCAATTCAGCATGCCCCAGATGATGAGCGATTGCTCGAAAACCTAAGGCTCATGACTAAAAATGAAGATTTATTATCAGCACTAGAACATTGACTCTATATTTGGTAGAACGCCGCAACCATTTTTATTGCAGCAGGATGCCATGCCAGCAACACCTCAGACAACACCACTCACCTATAATGGCTATGTGACGCAAGTTGCCACCATGGCCGTTGTCAATGTGCAGACCACCGCTGGTGTTGTCGTTGGGGTGGATACGGCTTTTAATGACCTCATCCCCCAGATGCTCAACTATGCAGAACTCCGCATCCAGCGCGATTTGGACCTGCTTCCATCGCAAACATCGCGCCCCTACACGCTGACCATTGGCAACAACCAATTGCAACTTGGGGCGTATGATTTTGTCACCGTGCAAACAATTGCCCTGAGCGTGGACGGGGAAACATATCCACTTCTTCCGGCCACAAAAGAATATCTGCAAAATGTATATGGCTCTTCGGCTACCGCCAGCAGGGGGCAGCCAAAGCTTTTTGCCATGTTTGGTGGCGATCTCTCCACTGGCGGCGAAACTTACAACAACATCCTTGTGGGCCCTTATCCTGACATCGCATACAATGTTGAGGTGACCGGCACCGTTCGGCTCCCGACGCTGTATGAAAATGCAACAACGCAACTGGCGGCTACCGGCACAACCTTTATCAGCACATATTTCCCGGACCTTCTGATCCAAGCGTCGCTAATTTATATTTCTCAATTCCAGCGCAATTTTGGTCAGGCGTCTAATGACCCGGCCATGGGGCCAACATATGAATTACAGTATCAGAACCTGCTGAAGGGGGCTGCGATTGAAGAGGGGCGCAAGAAATTTAGCGCATCTGCTTGGTCATCCATGTCGCCTCCCGTTGCGGCCACTCCAACAAGGTAGCGCTTCATGCCTCACGCCAGTTTGAAGCTACGCCCCGGCGTCGATCAGAATGAGACACCAGCTTTAAATGAGGCTGGTATTTCAGTCAGCGAACTTGTCCGCTTTATCCCCGACCGGCAGCAGGGCGCTTTGATTCAGAAGCTTGGCGGGTGGACTAAATATTACCCCAACACCACGCCAGCTATTACCCGCGCCCTGTGGGCTTGGCAGGACACGCTGGCAAACAAGCACCTTGCTTACGGAACAGAAGAGATTGGCGTATCTGGCTCTGCCCAGCTTGGCGTGATTACAAACGGCGCAGCTTCTGACATCACGCCGCGCTCAACTGCGGATGATGCGACGGCGGCAGCGTCTTCGACATCCGGAAGCAGCTTTGTTATTATTACGGACACCGTAACTACGGGTATTACCCAATACAACTCAGTCTACATTACAACCCAAATAGCGGTTGGCGGCCTTGTTTTGTTTGGGCTGTATCAGTGCGATCCGGATGGATACCTTGGGGGCACATCTTATTCTGTGCAGGCGCTAGACAGTCTCGGTTCGCCGCTTCCCGCCACCTCAACATCAACAACAACGACGCTCCCACTTTTTTCTGTTGTGTCTGGGGCTGCCTCCGTCACCGTAACGCTGGCCAATCATGGCTACCTGCCGGGAAGCACCTTCCCTGTCCTTATGTCCACAACGGTTGGCGGCACTACATTCTATGGCGACTTTGTCGTTGAGTCCGTCATCAGCAGCAGTCAGTTTACGATTAACGCCCTGACGCTTCCGACATCAACCACAACCGGCTATTTAAACGGCAACCAAGCCCATTTTATTTACAGCTTTGGTGTTGGTGCCATTTCCACCGGCACAGGATACGGCGTTGGCACCTATGGTGGCGGAGGGTACGGAACGGGGACCGCCGTCGCTCCAAGCACCGGGACCGCAATTAATGCGGATGACTGGACGCTTGATAACTGGGGTGAAATCCTTCTTGCCTGCCCAACATATGAGCAATCTCCGCAGTTCCAGCCTATTTACGAATGGGACCCAACTGACTCTGCCCCTCAGGCGACTGTTATTCCACAGGCACCGCCGGTTAATGCTGGCATTTTTGTGGCCATGCCACAGCGCCAAATCATCGCTTACGGCTCCACATTCACTGGCATTCAAGACCCGCTGCTTGTTCGTTGGTGCGATGTCAGCAATTATAATGATTGGATTGCCACCGTCATTAATCAGGCTGGCTCCTACCGCATCCCTCGCGGCTCCCTGATTGTCGGCGGCATCCAAGGCCCCCAGCAGGGTCTGCTTTGGACTGACCTTGCCGTGTGGGCGATGCAGTATGTCGGCCAGCCGTTCATTTACAGCTTCAATGAGATTGGGACAGGATGTGGCCTGATCGCCCCGAAAGCTGCCGCTTCGATGAACGGCATTGTCTACCGGATGATCCAGACTCAGTTTTTCA